CGGGTGCCTCGGGGACCTCGAACGGGCGCGGGGCGTCCTCGCCCGGCCCGGCGGCGACGAACCGCATCTGAGCGCCGACGAACTCGACGGGCAGGTCGACGTCGTTCCTTCCCGTCCGGTTCTTGCTCACCGTGAGGGTGTGGGAGGCCTCGGTGTCGTCCCGGTTCTTGGCGAGCAGCCAGACGCTGCTGGCCCAGTAGCCGATGTGGTCGGACCCGCCGAGGTTGGCGGTCTCGGGACGCCCGCCGGGGGCGCCCGGGGCGGCGCCCCGGTTCAAGTGGTGGACGAGGAACACCGGCGCGTCCACCTCGCCGGGCTTGGCAAGGTGCGTCAGTTCCGACACGATGCCGCCGAGGCGCCGCGACACCTGGGCGCTGTCGCCGTCGACCCTGCTGCCGTGCGAGAGGCCCCAGAGGTTGTCGATGAACACCGCGCGCGGGTGACGACCCTCGGCGCGGTGCGCGGCGGCCCACGCGTTGATGCGCTTCCGGAGCACCGTCCACGGCTCGCCCGTCGGCTCGACGATCGTGAGATCCGCGTGCTCGGCGAGCCACACCATCGCCTCCCGCGCCTGGCGGCGCTGCTCCGTGCTCGGCGAGCGCTGGAGCTTCCACAGGTCGATGTGCGCGGCCTGCGCGACGAGGCGCTCGGCGACGCTCTCCAGCGTCATCTCGGTGAGGACGTAGAGCACGGGCCCGCGGCCAGCCATCCAGCGCGCGACCTGGAGGGCGAGCGCGGATTTCCCCGCGCCCTCCCGCCCGCCGATGACGACCACATCGCCCGGCGTGACCCGGACCACCTCGTCGAGGGGACCGAGGCCCGTCGTCTCGATGCCGGCGCCCGGGTAGCGGGCGGCGATCTCGAGACGCTCGGCCATCGGCTCGACGAGCCCGGCCAGCGTCGAGGCCCGGCAGCCCTGGAACCCCGGCACCTCGCCCGGCTGGGCGACGTGCGGCAGCGGCGGGCCCGCCGGCGTGGGGTCCGACGCCTGGTCGGGCTCCCACTCGCCGATGTACTCCGTCTCGACGGGCGGCTCGTCAGGAAGTGGGTCGGTCCAGGTGCTCATCGTCCGGCCCCCTCGCGCCTCAGGATCGCCGTCGCGTAGGCGATGGGATCCCCCGACGCGGCTGCGGCGGCGTGGGCGAGCGCACGGAGCGCGGGCGCGGTGCCGTGCCGCTTGCCGAGGCTCGTCACCCGACCGATGGCCCGGCCCTCTACCTCGATGCCCCAGGCCCGGCACGCGTGGAGCAGGAGCTCCTGGCGCGCGCGGTCCTCACTGAGCCCGGCGTCGGCCAGCCCGGCGGCGAGCTCGGGCAGGACCGCGGCGACCTCGACGTACGCCTCGGGCGCGGCGGTCTCGACCGTCGCCGCGTCGAGCGCGGCCCGGAGCGCGGCCAAGCCGTCCGGCGCGGCGGGCTCGGGATCCGCGGGCGCGGTGACCGCGGGCACGGGCGCCGCAGGCGCGTCGTCGCCCTGGCACCACTCGCACGTCGGCGAGGTGATGCCCCGCGCTGCGTGGTGGCGCTGGTGGGCGCCCTTGCTCCCCCGCCGGCGAGCCGAGACCGCCCGGTCGTGGCGCTCGGCGAACCCGACGACGACGGTGCGCCCGGCCTTGGGGCCCTCGGCCCACAGCCCTGCGGCGATGAGCTCGGCGGTGGCCGGCCCCACGGCGGCGGGTCCGCCGTCGAGGGCGGCCCACCGGTCGACGGCCCGGTCGCTGTCGGTCCAGAGGACGCCCTCGTGGGCGCTGTGGGCGGCGGCCTTCAGCAGGCCGCGGGTGTAGAGGCGCCAGGCCGCATCGGAGAGCCCCGCCGCGCGGTCATCGAGCAGCAGGGCGACCGGGAGCTGGACGAACGTGAGGGGGTCGGCGGCGCTCATCGAGGCACCTCCACGACCTCGATGGTGCGGCCCGACGGCGCGGAGCCGATGCCCCACCTGTTCGGCGGGCCGTAGGTCAGGCGGATGAGGCCCGCCTCGACGAGCTGCGCCAGCATCCGCGACGCGTGCCGCGGGCTCGTACCGAGCGCATCGGCGATGTCTTGGTTCGTCATCGTGGCCACCGCATCCGGTGGCATGTGGCTGAGCAGCGCATACAAGCTCTCCGCGCGCCGCCGTGGGGTCTGGGTCTGAGTGCTCACCGTGGGCCTCCTCGCTCACTTGCCGGCGGGGAGGTTCTCCGCCGGCAAGTGAGAAGGTGCGCCGGTGTTTGCGAGGCGCAACCCCTAACGCACCTACTCACAGCCGGCTATCAGGTGGTGCCAGCCGCCAACGGTCGGGCCTATGACACCGCACGCTTGGGAACCGCGACCGCTTCGCCCTGACGAGCTACCGGGCGTGGGCGACCTCGCGTTTGAGCGCGGCACGGGGTGGCAGTCGGGCCTGATCCGCCTCGGCACCGGCGACGCGGTGAACCACGCCGCGGTCATCCTGCTCGCTCTCCCCGACGGACACTGGCTCGTCGCCGAGGCGAACGCCGAGGGCTTCGTTGTGTGCCGCAAGCCGGCGCCGGTCGCGTACGTCGTCCGGCCCGGCGGTCCCGAGGTGCGCGCCGCCATCGCTGCCGAAGCGCTTGCGCTCACACGCGCCGGCCTCGGCTACGACTGGTCCGCGATCGCCCGGTTCGCGACGGCCATCCTCGGGCGGGTCCAGCCGCGGACCCGGGTGGGCCGCGTGCTCGCCGCGCCGCTCACCTGGACCGCCGACGCCGTGGCGTGGGTGACGCACCGGCTTGTCCGCGACGGCGCCGATCGGGTCATCTGCTCCGGCGCCGTGCGGCGGGTCGTCCGCGCGGCGGTCGGCGTCGAACTTGGGCGGGAGGGCCAGGCCGACGACGAAACGTCACCGGCGGAGCTGCTGCGGGCCTGCTACGGGATGCGCGACTGGGGCGAGTGACCCTGCGCAGTCCGCTCCCTCACCTTGCGGGCCAAGCGGCCGTCCTCGTGCCGCCACTGGGCCAGCCGGATGTACTCGGGATTCAGGTCCACGCCGATGCCCTGGCACCCGAGCACCGAGGCGACAATGGCGGTGGTTCCAGTGCCCGAGAAGGGGTCCAGCACGGTGCCGCCAGGCGGGCACCAGCCCAGCACAATGCGCCGCGGCCATTCAGACGGGAACGCGGCAAAGTGCGCCGTGTGCCCGGCCTCGCGGATGTCCTTCGACGGCAGTGGCTCGGCCGCCACGGACCAGACTGAACCGGGCAGCTTGCCGAGGGGGTTGGCGGCGGACGGATCGGAGGGGCCATTGGGACGGAGGGTCGATCTGCCCGCCATCGAGTTGGCGCCGGCCTGACGCCCAGGAGCCACATGCGGCTCGCGCAGCAGGTCCATCGCCGCGAAGTAGCGGGGCGACACGGTGAAGTGGAACCACTGCTCGTGTTTGCGGGCACAGCGGTCCTTCACGCTCTCGGGCAGGCCGTTGGGCTTGGCCCAGATGACCTCTTCGCGCAGCACCAGGCCCAGCTCATCGACGCACCGGATGGCGTAGCGCCACGGCAGGCCGAGCAGGGACTTGGGCGGCAGGCCAGCGACGCGTCCGCTTGCGCGCTTGGCGTCCTCTTCGCTGTGGGCACCGCCGCGGGCGTTGGCCTCGGACCACGTGGCAAGACCGGACTGGCCGGAGTTGCCGGTCGAGTACTTGTCACCCAGGTTCACCCAGATGGAACCGGACGGGCGGAGCACTCGGACCATCTCACGGGTAGCGGCGACCAGTGCGTCAAGGAACTCGGCGGGTGTGGCCTCGGAACCGACCTCGTGCTCGCCGGCGTTGTAGTCACGCAGGCCGAAGTACGGCGGGCTGGTCACCACCAGGTCGACCGAGGCGTCGGGCAGGGGCAGGGCAAGGGCGTTGCCCAAAATGAACCGTGGGGTGATGGGCGCGGCCATACCGCGCACCGTTGGCGGGTGCCGGCGGCACGAGGGGCCGAAAGTAGAAAGCCTGCCCGTGGCCGCCGAAGCGGTCCAGAGGGGCAGGCCGTATTGCTTCTCACTGTTGGCGGGTGCCGGCGGCACGCACGAGCGGAGCCCGCCGGCCCTGGGACGATGCCCCATCGGGGCGGGGTGGTTCGTGTCAAGGCTTGCCACAACGGGGTGCAGGCCGTGTCAAGGCTTGCCAACGACCACGGAACTCCCCGCACCACACGTTCGCACTATTCACGGACGCAACCACCGCCCGGCCCCAACGACCCACCGCACTCCCCCGCGTGCGTCTGCGGACCTATCGTGCAGTGCCCTGGTAGGCCGTGAGCGCCACGGCTCCTCGGAAGGCTCAACAAACGCACGCCATCGTGCTCGTGTAGCTGTCTACTTCCTCTCCTTCCTCTCCTCTCCTTGCATGTAGCAAACGCACATAGCAACGCATTGCTTAGCTATGTGCGTAGCTAAGTGGCTACCCACACGAGCCCGAACACCGCCCCACGGCACCCGCCAACGGTGCGCGGTATGGCACGGACCTGGGTCCTACGGCACGACGAGAGGCCGTGGACCTACAACGCCCTGCGGAGCGCACGGCACTGGACCGCGAACGCCGCGCGGACGCGCCGGTGGCGGACCGCCTTCGCCGAGCTCGCCAAGGCCGCGGGCCTGCCCGCCGACGCCGGTCCCGTCGAGGTGGTGGCGACGCCCCACCTGCCCGACCGCCGCGGCCAGCAGGACACCGCCGCGTGTGTCCCGGCGGTGAAGGCGGCTGTCGACGGGCTCTGCGATGGGGCCGGGTGGCTGACGCCGCACGGCACCCCCGACGACGGGCCCGGGCGGTTCCCCCGGGTCGTGTTCCTCGCGCCGGTCTACGGCGACGGCCCCGCCCTCGTCATCGAGCTTCGGGAGGTGGGCCCGTGACGCCTTGGATGATCGAGGGCGCCGGCGGCGCCGGCTTCGCAGCCTGCTGCGTCGAACACGCGCACCTCATCGCAATTGAGCTTGAAACCCTCGCCATACCCCGGCCAGCGGCGATCCAGGCACGGCGGCAGTGGTGTGCCAGGTGTGCGTGGTGTGGGCGCATCGTGGCACCAGCGGGCCCAGACCCTTGCCTCCTCCACGGCGCGCGCTGCCCGACCACCGCCCGGCTCGAGACGATCGTCGCGGCGTCGCTCGCCATTGAGCTGGGCCGGCCCTGGACGCAGACCGAGGAGGGCGCGCTACTGCTGCTGCTCGATGTTCTCGACGACCTGGCAGGGGTGAGCCCTGAGCACCTGCTCGGTTTCGTGCTGCGGGCGGCTGGCACCACCTGATACCCGGCTGTGAGTGGGCGCGTTAGGGGTTGCGCCTTGGGAACACCGGCGCACCATCGAATAGGAGCCGGACCGCCCGGCTGTACCAACACGGAGGTACACAATGAGCACACACCTAGCCATACAACCCGGCGATCTCGACGCCGCACTCCGCTTCGCTGAGGCGCTCGTGCGGTCCAGCGTGTGCCCGCAGCACCTGCGCGGGAAGCCCATCGATGCGGCAATGATCATCCTCTGGGGAGCAGAGGCCGGCATCGGCCCGCTCCAGTCCGTGTACGGCATCAATGTGATCCAGGGCAACCCGGACGCATCGCCTGAGCTGATGCGTGCTCTCATCGCACGCGCCGGCCACAAGCTCGAGGTGCCTCGGCTGGACGATCGCGGCTGTGAGATGCGCTTGACCCGCGCCGACACCAACGCCGTCATGGAGGTGTCCTTCCTCGAGGAGGATGCCAAGCGTGCCGGGCTGCTCGGCAAGGGGCAATGGAAGTCCTACCCGAAGGCCATGTACCTGGCTCGCTGCACTTCGATGCTGGGCCGTGCCGGTGCCGCCGATGCAATCGCCGGGCTGAGCTACACCCACGAGGAAGTGACCAGCTTCGCTGGCGATGGCACCGAGCCGGAGCCGTTGGGCCCGTCGGAGCTGCCCGATCCGCTCGCTGCCGAGGCCATCGCTGCCGAGGCCAAGGAGCTGGTGCCCGTGCCCGATGCCAAGCGCCAGGTGCTCGACGCTTGCGGCGGTGACAAGGCGCGTGCGCTGGAGCTCTGGAACAGCATCTTTCCCGACGCCTCGGCGTACGTACCCACCGACGAGCTGGATGAGCTGCTGGCCGGCATCGAGGCCGAGGACACCGAGCTCGTGGACCTGGATGAGGAGGTGGAATCGTGAGCGTTCACGCCGTACCCCTCCCGGAGGTCGAGACCGCCCTCGCCCACAACGTCGCGCTCGTGCAGCACGCCGCAGAGGAGGCCGACCGCCTCGGCGACGAGGCGGCCGAGCTTGAGGGCGAGCGGGACGCCCTCGCCGCCCGGTGTGCCCGCCTTGAGCGCCAGCTTGCGACCGAGCGCGAGCTCGTGACTGCTCTCGTGGGTGCGGTCACACGGCAGGAGCGCCGCGTGGAGGACCTCCTACCGTGGGCCGCCGCCGGCGCGCGGGCGGCGGTCGCCGCGGGCAACAGCGCCACACCCTGGGGCGCCCACCACACAGGCGCCGAGCTGCTCGAGCGCATCGATCGGAGCCACTACCGCCGGGGAGGTGTGCAGCTGTGAGCACCCCGCCACCATTCACCGCCCGCGTTCGCCGGCTGGGTTTCGCTCAGTGGGGATGGATCGTGCGCATGGTCCCGCCCCGCGGGAACTTCATCGCCCAGGGATTCACCCTCACACGCCGGCAAGCCATCCGCGCCGCGCACGCCACCGCCGCATCCCACGGGGCCGTCCTCGTGGCGATTGAGGACCGGGAGCTATGGCCATGAAGCCGGAGGAGATCCGCGGAGTAGTGCGGATGCTGCTGTGGATCGTGGTTGCCGCGGAGGATGAAGCCCCGCTCATGGACCGCGCCCCGGTGCCGGCAACCCTGGGCGGCGCCGATCCCCCGGAATAGCTGGGGATGGACGCCATCGCCGAACCGTGAACCGGCCCCGCCGCCGCGGGGCAACAAGGGGGCTGGAAAACCTCCGCCAGATACTTGCCTGCGGCGAACGGCGGCGCACAGTCCTAAGTGTGACCGGAGGAACGGCCCCCGGCACAAGGAGACCCCCGATGGACACCACCACTGACACCACCACCGCCACCGAGCTTCACCGGCTGGCCAGGATCTACGCCGAGGCCGTGCGAGAACTCGATCGCCTCGAGGACGCCTGGGCCGCCACTGCACGCACGCCCAATGATGACGTCTTGCCCAGCCTCGAGCGGCTCGCAGACGCCGTGTACGGTGCCCACACCGCGGCCACGGCGCGCGCCGCGTCGTTGAGAATCGCGTTGTATGCGATCGGCATCCCGTACCGAGGCCCGGTTGGTGACACCTGGAATATCCTCGCTGGCCAGCCCGGCGGCGAGCTAGTGCTGGTCGACGCCGATGCCGGGTGGGTCGCCCCGCTTGAGGACTTCCAGCGCGTAGTCGCCGCCTCACGCTGACGCCTCCGAAAGCACTTCCGACCTGCCCCCGCCCGTGTGGCGGGGGCTTCGTCGTGTCCGGACGCCAACGGTCCGGGACGTGGACCGCCTGCCTGCCCCTGTCACGTCTGAGCATCGGCGCCTGAGCGCGCGCCGGCTGGCGCCCGAGCAGGTGGACGAGCTCATCGAGCTCCGCCTCAGTGGGCATAGCGTCAACGGGGTTGCCGCCGCCATCGGCTGCGACCGCAAGACGGTGCTGCGCCACTGGCACAAGCACCTGGACGCCATCGCCCGCGAGCGCGTGGGACGCACCGAGCGCCACCGCGCCGAGGCCGTCGTCCGGCTTACCCGCATCGCAGAGGACGCTCGGCGCAACGCCACCCACGCCCTGGACCGAGAGGACGACGCCGCAGCGGCGCGCTACTTGGCGCTCGAGCGCCAGGCTCTGATGGACATCGCCAAGCTCGAAGGCGTTGAAGTTCAACGTGTCGAGCACTCGGGTGTCGTTGCCGTCGCGCAGGTGACCATCGCCGAGGTAGTAGAGGCCGAGGTCATCGACGCCGTGGTCGTGGAGCACGAGCTGAGGCCAGCCGATGGCAAGCCTTGACAACTCCGTCCGCGTTCCCATCCTCTCCCACCAGGTCGTCCCCGCAGGCGCCTGGACGCTGTGGCTTCTCACCGGCGGCCGCGGTCTCGGCAAGACCTGGCGCTTGACGAGCTGGCTCACGCCGCGCGCCCTCGCCTATCCCGGCACCAGCTGGCGCGCCGTGGGCCGCACCTGGTCCGAGGCGCGGGACATCCTGGCCGAGGGGCCGTCGGGTATCCGGGCCTACCTCGAGACGCACGGTCTGACGAACCAGCTACGCGGCGGCGAGTGGGCGACCGCCTACACCCGCACCCCCGGCGACGCGGCCATTCATTTCGCCAACGGCAGCGTCATCCGACTCGGGAGCGCCGAGCGCCCGGACAGCCTGCGGGGCGGCAACTACCACGGTGCCATCGCCGACGAGCTCGCGTTCTGGGACCGGGAGGCGTACAGCAACTTGCGCTTCGCGACCCGGCTCTCGCTCCCCGACGGGGCGCCCGCGCGGATCGTGGCCGCCACGACGCCGAACGGGCAGAACTGGCTCTGGGACGACTTCATCGACGCCGCGCCCGTGCCCGGGGTCGTGTTCATCGGCGGCAGCCCCCTACCGCCCGAGCGCCCGCCGAGCACCTTCGACAACCCCCACCTGGACGCCGTCGTGGTCGAGGCGCTGCGCGCGGTGTACGACGGGACGGACCTCGGCGAGCAGGAACTCCGCGGCTCGTTCATCAGCTTCCGCGGCGCGGTGTTCCGTGAGCTCACCCCGGCGCGTCACCTGCGCGCCGCCGCCGACGGCCTCGCGTGGCCGGACGGGCCGGAAGGCGCGGATGAGGTCATCGCTGGCCAGGACCTCGGGGCGGAGAACCCCAGCGCGCTCGTCATCCTCGCCCGCGTCGGCGAGCGGTGGTGCGCCGTCGCCGAGGCCCACGCGCCGGCGGCGACGGAGGCGGAGTGGTGGGACCACATCCGGCCCCTGCTCGAGCGGTGGAGGCCGGCCCGCATCTACTCCGACCGGAACTTCCCGCAGACGACTAACACGCAGCGACGCGAGCGCGGCCTGCCCATCGTCCTCGCCGACAAGGGGGCCGACAGCGTGGCGGACGGGATCCGCGAGCTCCAGGCCCACCTCCACCGCGGGACGCTCCTGGTGGACGACGCCGCGTGCCCGATGCTCTGGCGGGAGATGCGCGGCTACCGCTGGCAGACCGCACGCGATGGATCCCCGCTCGTCCCCGAGCGCCCGGTCAAGAAGGACGACCACGCGCTCGACGCGCTGCGGTACGCGCTCTACATGTCCGGGCCCCGCCGGCCCCGCCGCCTCCTCGTCGCTGGCGGGTGAGGCCCCAGGGCGCCAACGGTCGGGCCCGATGCCTCTCTTTCGCCGCACCCCCGCGCCTCCCGTGGAGGAGCGCGCTAACGTCGCCGTCGTCGCCTCACCCTCCGGCGTGTTCGGCGGCACCGCCGAGTACCGCCAGCCCGTCGACCGCGCCGGCACCATCGCCGCAGGCCACGACCGGGAGCCGCTCGTCGCCTCCGTCGCCCGGGTCGCCGCCGCACACCTCGCGGACCCGACGATCCGGCTGACGGGCGCGCGCACCGGCACCGGCACCCCCGTCGAGGATCACCCCATCCTCCGCGCGTTCAACACCGTCGCGTCGGCGTCCGTGAGCGCCACCGAGCTGCGGATGTGGGTGAGCTACGGCCTGGACTACGCCGGAGAGTGCTACCTCTACATCACCGCGAACGCGGTCACCCCCATCGTCGGCGGGCGGATGGTCGTGCTGACCGCTGGCGATGTCGTAGACGAGCTCGGCGCCCCGGCGACGGTCGCGGGCTACCGGCTCGAGGACGACGGGGGCCGCCTCATCGCCCGCTTCGACGAGAACGGCCTGGAGCGCGGCGGACCCGGGCGGGTCGTGCGCATCTTTGAGCCCCACCCGCTCAACCCGTGGCGGGCCGATAGCCTCGTCCAGCGCGCGGGGTTGCCCATCGACGTCCTCCACCGCGCCCGCGTCTACACCCGCACCGTGCTCGAGAACGCCGGCGCCGTCGGCGGCGTGCTGGCCATCGACGACGAGGGGGTCGACCAAGAGAGCCTCGACGCCGTGGAGCGCCGGCTCAACGCGGCGCTGCGCGCTCGCCGCGGTGAGTGGCTCGTGGTCAACGCGGCCACGACCGCGACACAACTGTCCCCGCAGGTGGTGGGCGGCCAGTGGGACGCGGTGGCGGACCGCGCGACCGATGACATCCTCGCGGTGTGGCGGATGCCGCCGTCGATGCTGGGCCGCGGTGGCGCCCGAACCTTTGAGAACCAGCGTGTGGAGTTGGCGCAGTGGACGCGCGGCTTCCTCCTCCCCCGCCTGGACCTCATCGCCGCGGCGCTCAACAAGGCGGCGCGGCGCGAGGGGTTTGAGGTCGCGTGGGACACCTCGGGCCTCGAGGTGCTCGCCGGCGACTACGACAAAGGCGCGCAGCGCGGCGCGGCTCTGTTCCAGGCGGGTGTCATCACCACCAACGAATTTCGCGCGCTGGCGGGCCTGCCGCCGCTGGCGGGCCCCGAGGGCGACGAACTCCGCGGGGCAGCCGCCGCCGAGCGCCTCGAGCTCGTCGAGGCCGTGCAGAAGGTCTACCTGGGCGTCGGCACAGTCCTGACGGCGGAGGAGGCCCGCGCCATCCTGAACGGCTACGGCGCCGATCTTGCGCCCGGTGTCGTGCCCACACCTGCCACCCCAGCGCCTACGCGGGAGGATGATGCCGTCCCTTTCGACCGGGCGGCGCCTGAGCTCGCCGAGCGGGCCCGCCGCCTGCCGGCGCTGTGGGAGACGGCGTACGAGCGCGCGGTGCGGGACGGCGAGGACCGCCTCGCCGAGTGGTTCCAGGACTACCTCAACCGCATCGAGCGCAACGCCCAGGGCGCCCTCCGTCGGCGGCTCGGCCTGGACCGCGCCGAGGGGGACGAGGTGCCGGCGATCGCCGCGGAGGAGCTGCTCGACGTGGCCAAGCGCGACGGCGAGCTCGCCGCGGACCTCCCCGCGGTGCTCGAGGCGGAGGTGGAGCAGGTGCTGGGCGCGCTCGGCGAGGCCGTCGCCCAGTCGGGCGGGGACACCGAGGCCTGGGAGAGCTCACTGAAGGCGGCGCGCCGGCGGCTCACCGCGGCCCTGACCGAGCGCGTCGGCACCCTGACGGGGCTGGAGGGCATCAACGCCAACCTCGCCGACGACCTGGGCCGCGCCCTGCGAGCCGGCTACGAGGCTGGCGACGGCGTGCCGCAGCTCGCCGCGCGCGTCCGCGACGCGTTCGCCGCGACCGGCGCCGATGAGCCCCCGGCGTGGCGGGCCCGCACCATCGCCCGCACCGAGGCGAACAGCGTGGCGAACAACTCCGCCTACACCCAGATGGTCGAGAGCGGCGTGGTCCGGCGAGTGAAGTGGTACTCCGTCGGTGACGTCCGGACGCGTGAGAGTCACGCCGAGGCGAACGGCCAGGAGCGCGACATCGGCGTCGACTTCACCATCGGCGGCTACCCCGCGGCCCGCCCGCACGATCCGCGCCTCCCCGCGTCCGAGTGCGTGAACTGCAGGTGCCGGCTCATCCCCATCGTTTGACGCGCCGAGTGCCGCGGGCGCCCCGCCGGCCACTGTCGCCGCGTGTCTATTCCACTCGATGCCTGGTGGCGCCTGCTCACCCCGCCGGTGCCGCAGACGATGGGGTGCCGCGAGGTCGAGGGCCTGTGGGAGCTCGTGGCCGACGGGACGCCGGTCGGCTACCTCTACACCGAGGCGGCGGCCAGGTGGGTCGTGGCCGTCCACGACGCCCTCGCCTTCATCCTCGTGGAGCTCGAGGAGGCGCTCATCGTGCGGGACTTGGTGCTCGGCATCCTGGGGCGGGTCGCCCCGGACGAGGCCCGGCAGGTGTGGGTGACGGAGCAGCCCGAGCCGTGGACCAACAGCCTGGGCGAGATCGTCGAGCGTGCGCTCGCCGAGGGCCGCATCGGCGACGGCGACGAGCCGTTCTGACCTGACAACCGGCTGACAGTCGAGTTGTGACCGACCCCCGGCGGCGACGGTCGGCATCACGGCAACGGAGGCGGTGAGCCCCCAGCACTCGGCCCGGACGGGCCCGGCGCGGGGCGCTCACACGGAGCTCCCCCTGGCTGACGCCAGCGAGCAAGGGAGCACACCAATGAAGGACCCCATCAGCGGGCTGGACTTTTGCACGGCGGGATGGTTCGAGGAGGCAGCCGACGAGGCCAGCTTGACGTTCCAGGCCCGGATCCGGCTGTGGGAGCTCATCGTCTCCCGCCTCGAGCCCGTGCGGCTCGTCGCCGAGGTCGACGCCAGCGTCGCGCAGGCGATCATCGGCGAGGTCATCACCACCTGCCTGGAGATGATGGACCGCGAGGGCGTCAAGATGACGACGCACGAGCGGTTCCAGGCGGCCCTCCACACGCTCGCCGGCCTCGCTGGCGCGACCGCAACGACGCGGGTGGTCGAGCTGTGAGCCGCCGGCGCAACGGGCGGGGTCCGAGCTACCAGGTCGCGCCGCCCGAGTGGTGGCCCCTGGTCGGCACCGACCTCGCGTGGAGGCAGCTCGTCCAGGTGCTGCTGCCGGTTCGCCGGGCGCGGACCGCCGACGAACAACGCCGCGCCCTGGACCGCGCGCTCCGCAAGGCGTCGCGGATCCTCGAGCGGCACGGCGCAAGGCTCGACGAGCCGGAAGCGCAGGCGCACGTCGCGGGCGCCATCGCCAAGCTGGCGAACGTCCACGTCTCGTGGTTCGACCCGCGGTGCGACTGCGCCGCGTGCCTCGAGGCCAGCCTGCAAACCGAGCGCGCCTACGAGGCCGCCGGCATCGCCCTCGCCGTGGGCGAATAGCGGACAAGCTGCCCGCCCCACTCACGGGGCGGGCAGTTCGCTATGTTGCCCGCACACCAGAGAGAGGGAGGACCAATGACGATGAAGCAGGAATTCCTCAGGGTGCTGAAGCGGTACCCGTGGCGCGTCGAGGACTACCTCGAGGAGTACCCCTGCGAGCTCGGCACCGGCCCCGACCACGAGATCCAGTACTGGGAGATGGTCACCCACCTCCTCTGCGGCCTGCACCGAGACGGTTCCGTGGACGACGAGCTTGACCATGAGGACGAGGTGGTGTGGGCCGCCTGCTCCTGCGGCCATCGAACGCGCTTCTGAGGCCCCGCGGCGCTGGGGCGCCAACGGTCGCGCGGTATGGAGCCGACCGCAGTCACTGGCGAGCTCATCGAGCGCGCCTCCACCATCACCCACCGCACTGACGAGGGGGGCCGGCGCATCTACTGGGCGTTGGCCTACGAGGAGGGCGTGGTCGACAGCTACTCCACGACGTTGGCGCGCGGCGCCTTCGATGGGGTCACGACCGCGGATTTCAGGATCCTCGTCGCCCACCAGCGCGACGCCGATCCCGTCGGCAAGCCCGTCGAGCTGACCTACACCGACCGCGGCTTGGAGGTGGGGTTCGTGTTCGCCGACACCGACCGGGCCCGCGAGGTCGAGGCGCTTGTCTCCGGTGGCTTCTACCGCGCGGTGTCCGTCGGGTTCGTCCCCGTCGAGGGCGCCATCAGCACGCGGGACGATGGCGTGGTCGTCTACGAGCGCGCGGAGCTCAAGGAGCTCTCGCTGGTCAACGTACCCGCCTCCTCCGGCGCGACCATCGACCTGACGCGCGCCCTGGAGTGGCGGACCACCGACCCGTACGAGGAGGCCGCGGCCGAGGCGGCGGTCGACGCTGGCGAGCCCGCCGAGGTGGTCGAGCGCGCGTGTGACGCGTGCGAGTGCGGCGACGACGCCCCCGACGAGGACGCGCCCGCGGAGCCCGCGGAGGTCGCGCCAACGGTGGACGACGCAGCCCGGACCGCCCGGGCGGCACGCCTGACGCGGCGACGCTGACGGCACGCTCGTCCGGGAGCCCTTGTGAGGGGGACCGGGGGGTTGTGACCCACTGAGC